CCAAGTACATCAAATTGGCCCAACAAGATTTTATGGCAAAAATTGACGCTGCGTGCTTGGGTGAGGATCACAACTTTCTTGAATTTGTTCACCCGCTCTCTTATGAAGATGCTCTCAATGTAGTTCCAGGCGTAAAGGGATTCGAACCAATCAACCCCAACACTTCGATTAATTTTCCATTGTCAGGTCCCAAGCATAAATTCCTCATGGAATGTGATGCGCTGAAGGCAGAATTTGGTTTGGACACGAAAAGATTTGTTAGAGTTGAGACTGATTCTGAAGGCAAGAAACAATTTGTTTATGAACTCAATTTTGATCCGGCTAAAGCTGATGTTGTGGCAGAGACTGAAACACTTTTGAGCCTCATGTCCAATGGTCAGAGGGCCAATGTTACCTTCAAGACTCATTGCAAAGACGCTCCTTTATCCTTTAAGAAGGCTGCCAACAATAAGATCCGGATTATATCTGGAGCTCCTGTGGCCATGGTTATCGTGTCTCGGTGTTTGACATTGGCTCTGATAAATGCCATGACCTACTACCCCACGATTTTTGAGAGTGCCGTTGGCATTGATGCTGCTGGAAAGGACTGGGATTTCCTAGCCAATTACCTGCAGTCTAAATCCGGCGGTGAGCGTTGCGGCGATGGTGATCACAAGGATTATGACATGGACATCAGGCCAGACTTTTCTAAGCCTTCTTTTGAGATTCTCAAGTATATGCTGGCCAAGGCAGATTTCCCTCAGGACCTTTTGGATGCGTATGATGGTTTTTCAACCGAGTGCATTTACCCTGTTTATGAGTCTGCTGGCTTCATATTCAAGGCCTTTGGTTCCGGTCCTTCTGGGCACCCTCTCACGGTGGTGATCAATGGTTTGGTTGGATGTTTGTATCTTCGATATGCATACTATTCCATGCACGCCAAGCAATTGCCCCAAGGCCAGGTCATGAAACTTGGCATGATACCATATTTTCATGAAATGGTAGCCCTCATTACTTATGGTGATGACAACAATTTCGATACCCATCCTGATGAGTCACTCTTCAATATGATTAGTGCACATGATGAACTTGCCCTTATTGGTATTAGTTATACTGATGCCAACAAAGAAGTTTCTAAAGTGCCATTCAAATCTATTGAGGAGATCAGTTTTCTGAAGCGCAATTTTCACAAGCATCCCCAACTTGGTGTAAGAGTTGGGGCGCTAGATTTGGATTCAGTTAATAGATCATTGCTCTTTTGTAAAGGACTTCCGAAGGGCTCAGTTGTTTCAATGGCAGAAATTACAGCTGGCAACATGGCCCAAGCTCTCTCAGAGGCATATCTCCACGGAGAGGAAGTTTATGAGAAGTATGCACAGATTTTCACACCCTTGCTTGACATTAAGGATGATGAAGGCTTCAAAATTCGTGACTATTATCGACCACCATCAGTGGAAGATCTTGAAGCACGTTATGAGGCAACTGAGTGTTGCTATCCTGAAGCTTTGTTAAGGTTGAGTGAACCCCGAGAGGCGCAGTCAGGCATGTGGTTGGATGATGTAGAAGAGGAATCGACCGAAGAAGAGTCAAGTGATTCCGAAGAGGATTACGGTTTGTATCCCCCCTCCTTTGTGCTTTTACAGCACCTTCGGGGTTTCTATCATGGCCATGAGTTCATGGAACATACTCTTCCGTATGAATTTTATGAGTATCTTAGACTCAGTTACATTTCGGAGGACGACAGAGCCAGATCTTATTATGAGTCAGCAATCATCTATTGCGTTGAAAATGACACCTTGCGTGGTCCCACTAATGAATTTCATGCATCAAGACCGCACCTGTTTGTTCGAGATATCAGATTCAGAATCTGGTGTTCCCACAAGGTGAAGCAGATTAGTGACTATGAGGTCATAGCTCTTGATCATTATCTTTTTGGTAGGGATTGTCGCCTCAATGATTTTACGTCTCTCGTGAGGACTGAAGCATCAGAAATTGTGGGAAGGCGCATAGCGAGGAGTGTTATTAATTCTTCTATGAAGTACATCCTTGAGAGAGTCGATTCTGCACTCATTGGTTTTAGCAACGGGGGGCAGCCCAGGGCAATAGCCCTGGTGCGTTGCTTGAGGCGCAACGAAGTTGCGCTTGATGTCCCCTTACCCCCGGAGTTGGTTGACCATATCTGGTCTTTCCTACAACCAGAAATGATACCAACCCCAATCACTGCTGATGGTCTAGAAGTTTTCGTCACGCCTAATTATGACGGCCTTGAGCTGCCAATTCAAGCTATAGCTGACGAAATGATCATAGCAACCGGAATTCATATAGTCTACGAC